CTAACGTCGTAAGCGGCAAATATTCTGCTATTCAAGCCCGCCCTCCTCGATTTTCTCCACATAATCTTCTCCGAATACAGCGCCGAGGGTACTTCCGTTGCTCCATACCGTGTGGATCGTACCTGCGTCATCGACCCCCGAAACGACCCCGATCGTGCCTGTAGGAATGGTTGTGAAGGGATCGCTCATATGCAAAAGCTTCACTTTTGTACCAGGCTTGTAATATTCTTTGAGCTGTTTCAGCAGATCCGGATGAATTCCGTTCATTCTTCGTCACCCGCTTCCTGTGAACTGCGGAACGCTGAGTTACCGGTGAGGTTTTTTAGAAGCACTCCGCGCGAATTCTTGTAATTTTGCCCAATGAATCCGAGCCGAAGGAGAAAACATCTGAACGTGTACTTCTCGTTTTCTACTTTCTGCTCCGTCGCGCTGACGCGCTTCTGCGTTCGAGCCAGTTCGCTTAGTCCTTGCACCAGCTGGTAGTAAGCCGTGATCTCCGTTTGGTCGTCTGTCGGTCGGAACCAGCCGAATTCGATCCTATCAGGGTGCTCCGTGATCGGTAGGTTGTCCGTACCGAGCGCCTTTTTGAGTAGAATTGCCTTGCTTGCGACCAGCCGCCTTAGGTTCTCCATTGCGGTCGGCGTTATGCCATCCTTCGGCAGCTCGACGGCGAGGCGGTCGGGATCGACAGTGCGAGGTGTTTCTTTTTTCAGTTGATCCGGCTCGACCGTTTTGGGTTCAGCGGGCTTTGCCGCTTCGCTGATTCGCTCGTCTACGAAACCGTCGTGTGCCAGTTCGCGAATCAGCATTTCAATCTGTGCTTCGTTTGTATCGTCCGGATAAATGACTGTGCCGTTCTTGTCAACCATGTACGCGCCCACCTGAAACGCGAAGCTCGGAGCGCCGAGGTATCGCGTCGTGTCTTGAAGCACGTCGCGCATGATCGCGACCAGCTCCTTCCTTTTGTCGCCTGTTACGTTGTAATGAATCTGCATTTTATGTCTACCTCCTTGAATTTGGTAGTACATATATGCCTCTGAAAACTGTACTTATCAAGCACTTTCTTGCAGAAATACAGCAGATTCAGATAGAATTCCTGATAAAACAAACACAACGCACGGCAGCGCGACGCCATTGCCCCAGAGTTTGTACTCCGCGGCGTCGGTGTATGGATCGTTCAGCCATTTCACGATTTGCTTCTTCGTCTTCGGCTTCATTGCCGAACCTGTGATTAGGCGGTGTGTTTCAAAAACATCCTGCCACCATTCGACCTCATGTTCGGAAGGATGCTCCGTACCAAGATCCGCGCACCACCAATCGGGGAACCCTTGTAAGCGCGCGCATTCCTCGGGTGTCAATCTCCGGACCGCGTATCTTGGTTCTTCCGAGCATCTTACAGGAACAAGCATGTCGTTAGGTGCATCCTGCCCGTTGAACCCGCCGGGATGCGCATCGGGTGAAATCGTACCGCAAACGCGCTGGTACGGTTCCACCACATACTTGCTGTCCTCCACCTGTTGGTTCTGCGGGAATTTGTAATCGCTTGCGCAGAGACAGCCGACCCGATCGGGATAGCACACAGCATGATGATCGGAAGTATTGAGCGTAAAACATACGCCTTCGTTCACGCCGTCGCCTTGCGGACCGTTGCGGTCGCTTCGCCCTATCATGCTGCCCTGTAGCGTATAAGTCTGCTGCTTCATGCCCGTATTCGCCGATAATGCTCCGGCGACATCACCGAGATCACGCACCTCATCGCGCTGGTTCTGAGTAAACGCGACGACCGCGATACCGCCCTGATTACAATCCGGCCTGCCGCCGTTCGCGTCAAGCGTACGCGCGGTGGCCGCTTCGTAAAAACCGCTCTCGGGGTTGTCCGATCGCATGGAATTGCTGCCATCGGAGCACACGCCGAATGCGCGGTTCATGATGAGCGGAACGTTCATCCCGCCCGTTCCCATACGTGCGGCGAGGGTTTGAACCAATCCATCCTTCTCAAGCTTGCACCGTCCGTCGATCGGATGATTCTCTATAGCGACCGCCGTTTGGTTGTCGCCCATATCCGCGCGAAGGCACCCTGTGCTTTCCGCCCATGCGTGACCGCCCATACGCCTCAGCGCGCCGGGTTCGAATCCAACTGACGCGACAGCGCCTCCTGAAGAATCTCCGGCAGGTGTTTGCCCCTCGCTTGCGCACGGCGTAAAATCCCTGCACATGCCTTCGCGCTCAAATAGTATTTCTCCGGCGCGTTCGTCGACAAAACTTGCGACAAGGTAGATGCGACGGCGGCGTTGGGCGACTCCGAAATATTGCGCGTCGACAACGCGGTATGCCATGCTCCATCCTGTTCCCAGATATACGTCGGCGTAAGGCCACTTGCCGTCATCAAGCGCTGGCACCTTGGTTCCCGGCGCGACGATGCCGACGATCGCGTCGAGCACCGCTTTGAAGTCCTGTGCTCCATTGCTGCTGAACGCGCCCGGGACGTTTTCCCAGACGATGTATTTTGGATATGCTCCATTCGTTTTTTTCCTCATTTGTCGCACGATTCGGATCGCTTCATGAAACAGGCCGGACTGCGAACCCGACAATCCCGCGCGCTTTCCCGCAACCGACAGGTCGGTGCAAGGCGAGCCAAACGTGATGATATCGACCGGCTCAATCAGCGCGCCGTCGATGCGCGACACGTCGCCCAGATGCCGGATGAACGGCAGCCGCTTGGTCGTAACGCGGATCGGGAACGGTTCGATCTCCGCTGCCCATACGGGGCGAACCCCGCAAAGCAGACCGCCGAGCGGAAACCCACCACTACCGTCGAACAGGCTGCCAAGCGTCAGTTCACGCATGCGCAACCTCCGCATATGGCGTTTTCACACAGTCCCGAACCAGAATGACGTTCTTCGGCGACCCGGCTTGCTCGATATACCGTTTCACAATGACGTCGCAGTATTTCTCGTCCAGCTCGATCATGCGGCAGACACGATCGCTCTGTTCGCATGCGATCAGAGTGCTGCCGCTGCCGCCGAACGGGTCCAGCACGACACAGTTCGCCATGCTGGAGTTCAAAATCGGGTATGCCAGCAGCTCCACAGGCTTCATGGTCGGATGGTCGGCATTCTGCTTCGGTTTATCGAACTCCCAGATCGTTGTCTGCTTGCGGTCGGCGTACCATTCGTGCTTCCCTTTTTTCTTCCAACCGAACAAGACCGGCTCGTGCCGCCATTGATATGGACTTCGCCCGAGCACCAACGACTGCTTCTTCCAGATGCATGTGCCGGAAAGATAGAACCCCGCTTCCGAAAACGCTCTTCGGAAGTTCAAGCCCTCGGTGTCCGCGTGGAACACATAGATCGAAGCGTCGTTTGCCATGCTGGCTTCCATGTTCTGAAACGACGCCAGCAGGAAATCGTAAAAAGCTCCGTCAGTCATGTTGTCGTTTTTGATCTTTCCCGCGCTGCCTTCGTAATTTACATTGTAGGGGGGATCGGTCACCACGAGGTTCGCTTGACCGCCGTCCATGAGGAGGCCGAACACATCCCGTTTCGTGCTGTCACCGCAGATGAGCCTATGTTTTCCGAGTTGCCAAAGATCGCCCGGTTTCGTGATCGCCGGTTCTTTAAGAGCGGCTTCCACATCAAAGTCGTCGTCTTGCACACCCTTTCGCTGCGTATCCTTGAACAGCGCGTCAATCTCTGGCGCGTCAAATCCGGTCAGCGATACGTCGAAGTCTGCAAGCTGCAGATCGGATATCAGCAGCGAGAGCTTCTCTTTATCCCATTCGCCGCTGATCTTGTTGAGCGCGATGTTGAGCGCTTTCTCTTTTTTCGTGTCCATCTCAACCACGACGCACTCGACCTCAGCAATGCCGGTATCGATCAGCACCTTCAACCGCTGGTGTCCGCCGACGATATGGCCCGTGGTTTGATTCCAGATGACAGGCTCCACATATCCGAACTCTGAAAGCGAACGCTTCAGCTTCTCATATTCGGGGTCGCCGGGCTTGAGGTCTTTGCGGGGATTGTAATCCGCCGGGACGAGTTTATCGACCGATAGCGTTTGAATGACCATAATGTTTTCCTCTCGAAACGATTTTTCGAAGTCCGGCCTGTGCCGCTGGAAGATTTCCCGCGAGCGCTTGTCCGCGCAGCGTCTTTCGCTGCTGGCTCGTCAGCCGGTGGTATTTCAAAGCGCGAATGAACGCTTGTACTTCATCCATGATCATTTCCCCCGTCGAGCAGTCAGCAGGCGTTCCATGACGTCATCCTGCGGATTAGCGCCCGTATAGTCGGTCGCGCAGTTCTCCTTTACGATCTGGAAGATTTCATACCAGAGCCGGTTTGCCTGCGCCATGTAATTCTGGCTCATAGCCACATAGGGAGACTGGATCGCGCTGCCCGTTGTCGGATGCTTCGCCAAGAAGCCGTACTCCGTGACCGCCTCCTCACACTGAATCCAGCGCGCGGCGCTCATGGCGTACCGCTCCAGCAACTGTGGAGAAACGATCCTCGCCGCGCCGCGCAGGTCGAGCCAATCCCAAGTGATTGCATAGATCTCTGCCGCTTCGAGGTTGCGCCCGTCCTTCTGCCGCGCGGAAAGCAGTTCCCGCAGCAACGGCATATCGTTGCCCTGAAGGTTGGCGGTATTGGGAACCTCCA